AGCACACCAGCCCCGGCGCTAACTAAGCCGCCTGAACCAGAGCCTAATGAGTTTGAGACGGTTCAGGAACCGGAGCAGATTCCGCCGCAAGCGGAGATCGAACCGACTTCATAAATCGACGGTAAATCGGAAATGAATCGCCCGTGATGGTGGCGGCACAGGGCCGAATATCACACGGGCGATTTTGCTGAAAATGTCCCTGCACGACGAATTGATTACTGACCTCGGCGAAATCTTCTCACTGGACGATTTCGGGAAGGCGGCGACATGGAAGCCGACCGGCTCAGGGGCCGGCACGACTATCAACGGTCATTTCGTCAACGAATTCGAGGCCGCACTTCTCGATCCTGGCAACGCTGAAACCTCTCGGCCCTTCTGGCTTGGCAAGACCTCCGACGTAAGCGCGGCGACCCATACTAGCACGATTACTATCGATGCTGTTGTTTATCAGGTTGTCGGCGTGCAGCCGTATACGTCCGCAATCACGAAACTGATTCTTTCACGGGACGCTGACTAATGGCCGACTCACTTCGAGAGCAGATCATGGCCGCGGTTGAAACCCGCTTCGCGACGATATCAGTTGCGAACGGATACGAAACCACGCTCGGAGCCAAGACGTTCAAATGGCGGGTTACGGATTTCCAAGAGGCTGAACTGCCCTGCCATAACTTCCGCGACACGAACGAAGATATCGACCAGATGGTATCGGGTGTCTGGAAGCACACATTGAAAGTGGAGAGCGTTGCTGTCGCGAAGCAACCCGCCGGCATGACCGCCGACAAATACGGCCGTAAATTGCTCGCCGATATTTGGAAGGCAATCGGCACAGATCGAAAATGGAGCACTCTTGCTTTCGACACGAACCCACTGCGCGACGAGATCACGATTGAACATGAAGCCTTGAAGCTAGTCGCTGTTCGGCTTGAGTTTGAAATTCTATATCGCACAACCAGTTTTAATCCCTACGTCCAAGCATGAAAATTGTCTATATCGGTCCTTTCTCAGACGGTGAACTATTCGACGGTGCCGCAAAACAAAGTTACCCGTTCAAACGTGGAATCTCCACCTCTGTGCCGGATAATTTCGGCAGCAAGGTTCTCGCCGAACAAGGCGACCCGCCAAGTTGGGTAGACGAAGGTAATCCACTTGCCGACGAATCAGCAGAACAAGCGGCGCGAGCAGCGAGAGATTTAACTTACGATTCAGAGACAGGAAAGAATTAATATGGCACAAGGTTTTGGTTACGATAGCTGGATAGGTCACAAGACGGAAACGACATGGGGCACGCGCGTCACGTCGGATAAATTCCTTCGCATCACGGAGGAGACTTTCAAACTTGAACAGTCGCGAGTCTCGAAGCCGTCACTCGGCAGCGCGTCTCAGAATCGTTCGGTTAAAAGTAAGCGATTCGTGAGCGGCGGGCTTACCGCACAGGTTGGATTCAATGGGATTGAGACAATCCTGAAGCACGCCCTTGGAAGTGTTTCTACTGCCACGGTCGAAGCCAACGTTTATGAGCATACCTACAGCCTCACGAATGCTCTGCCGGTCGGCTTGACGTTCCACGTTAACCGAGACGCGGCGAACATCGGCACGGCCTACGAGTATGAAGGCTGCATGATCGAGAAACTTACTTTGAAGCAAGACCTCGAAGACATGCTACTACTTCAATTGGATTGCCAGGGCGAAGACGAGGCACCTATCGCCGTTATCGGTGGGCCGACATTCCCGACGTTCGTAGCTGCCGACTGGGAAATGCTGTCCGCTGTTGTGGCTGGCACAACGGTCAAGGTTGCATCGCTTGAGTTGATGATCGAGAACCCGTTGGCCAATGATCGGTTTGCTATGGGCGGGCGGCTCCGAAAGGGGCTTGGTAGAAGTGCAGTCCGAAAGATTACGGGCAAGATTGAAACCGAGTTTGACTCGACTACGCTGTATGCGACTTTCAACAGCCTTACCAACGGATCCATACTTCTCGACTGGCAGGGGCCCGCCCTTGGCGGGACAGCATACGTCTTAAGTTTCGTCCTGCCGAATGCTTCGTATAAAATCTCTCGCAACGTCTCCGACGCTGGCCCGATTCAGGCAACGATTGAATTCGAGGCTTACGCAAATACGGATGCGGGCAACAACGAGGCAACGACCATCCTTCTGCGAAACGCCGTAGCCTCTGCCGCCTAATGCAACCTACCCGGCAACTCATTGAACTGCCTTCGGGCGCCCGCGTTAAGATTCGCCGGCTGTCTGTCTACGATCAAATGCTTGTAGAACAGCCGGCGAAAGGTGCAAGCGAGGCCGACAAGTTGAAGGCTGGAATCGGTATGGCGAAAGTTATACTCACCCGCTGCACCGGGCAGATCCGTTTTAAGGACGGCTCACGCAAACGCATTGTCGATAAGCACTTCGACGACTCCGACGATCTTACCGAAATCACTATCGAAGAGCTCGACCAGGATGACGCAAATAAGATCATCATGGAAGTTCAGGTTTTGAGTCAGCGAAAGGAGGATGTAGGCCCTAAGCCGAACTCCTTTCCAGAAGCGGCTAATGGTGAATGTTCACCGGCTCGCCAAGACATACCACAAGCTGCCGACTGAGATTTTAAATCTCTCGCTCGGCGATTACGAAATCAACTCCCGAATCCGCGAAGCCGGATTAGCGGCGGATGAGCGCGACATGAAAGCGCAATTAAAACGAAAGTAGTTTTACGGCCAACGTAGTCCAAATAGTCATCAACGGTATAGATCGAAGCGACAAAGCTTTCGCTCAGTCGAAGTCGAACCTGATTGCCCTTGAGAAAGTCGCCAAGACTGCGGCGATTGCATTTGCAGTTCTCGCCGGCGCCGTTGCCACGAAGGCGGTTGATGCAATGGCTGACTTCACTCGCGAAGCAATCAATACCGCCGATGAGATGGGCAAGCTCGCCCAAAAGACAGGGACGACGGTTGAAGATTTCTCTCGACTCTCCTATGCCGCACAGCTTGGCGAGGTAGATACTAACGCGCTCAAGACCTCGATTAAGTTTCTGTCTGACGAGCTCGGTAAGACCGGGCGTAGCACGGCAAACGTTGTAGATGAAATTCTGGCCGCGGCGGATGACTTCGCGGCGATGGAAGATGGTGTTGCCAAGACGAATCGTGCCGTTCAGATGTTCGGCAGGTCCGGCCAGGACATGATTCCGTTCCTGAACCAAGGATCGGAAGCCATTCGCGAGCAGATGCGCGAGCTTGAGAAGTTCGGCGGCGTTATCGGATCCGGCTTTGCGGGTAACGCAGACGAATTCAACGACAACGTTACACGGCTACAGGCGGCATTTAAGGGTCTTTGGTTGCAAGTTGCAGAGCAGGCCTTGCCGTCGCTGATTCAGCTAACGGAAACCCTGCTTGCATTCGCTCGCGACGGAAGTTTCATAAGAGAGTCTGCCGAAGGAATCGCTAAGGGGATTGAATCTATTTCCATTGCGGCCCGAGCGTATATCGAAAAGAAAAGCATCGGCACTATTATTGCCGAAGACATTGCCCGTGGGTTAACTGAAGGGATTGGCAAAGGATTAGAGGGCAAAAGCGGCAATGCTGTTAAAGTAAAAATTGCCGTCGATCCTGAGGACGTAGAGAAGGCGTTAAAGCTTCAAGATCAAATCCAACTCAGCCGCGAACAAGGCGCAGAGAAGTTACGGGTTCAGGAGAGGTTGAATTTTGAGAAGCAAATCGAGCAAATCGAAAAGCTTAAAATCACCGAAGACGATGCCCGCCAATTAAAAATGGAGGCTGAGATTGCGTATCAGGAACGGCTAACGCAATTAAAAAACTCCGGTGAACTCGCCCGCGCCGAACTCGACGAGCGAATGCGAACCGGAGATGTCGAGAGATTCTTACTTTCGATACGAACGATGGAAGGTGCCGAACTCGCATCGCTCGAAGGCCGCAAGCAATTCCTGCAAGCCTATCAGGACGTTTGGATGGAATCACATCGCACGATGTTTAGTTACCTCGCTTCGGCTACACAAACGATATACGGCAGCCTGAGCAACGCGATTACCTCCGTTATCACGGGCACGCAAACCGCCAAGGAAGCATTCAAGCAGCTCGGGGCACAGATGGTTACGATGGTTGTCCAATTCATGGCGCAACGCCTCGTCGCTTTCGCCCTTGAAAAGACCCTTACTGCGGCAGGCCTTGCCTTGTCGAAAGTTGCCGCTACCTCGGCGCTCGCTACGGCTGCGGCCCTGTCGGGTGCGAACGCGGCTGCGGCGACAGGTGCGGCCATTGCTAGCTACGGCACTGCCCTGGCGTTCGGCCCTGCCGTCATGCCGATGATAGCTGCCAACGCCGCACTCGGAACGAGCTACGCACTAGCAGCCGGAAGTATCGGTGGCGTTGCTCATGGTGGATTGGATTTCGTTCCAAAGGAACAAACCTTTCTCCTCGACCGCGGCGAACGGGTTGTGAGTCCAGAGCAGAACCGGGACTTGACCGATTTTCTATCCGGTGGCGGAAGCGGAACACAACACATCACGCTCGAAATTGATGGCCATGTTTTCGCCGAATACATCTACCAGGCGACCCGTGACGGCCGTATGCGGATTCATTCAAACGCTATTGTCTAATGCGCTTCTTTTACGATAATTGGATTGATTACGCCGACGTTGCTTTTTCTGAGTCGAGCGAGAACGCATCGTTTCCATCCTCTAATGTCGCAAGCCAGTTACGCGAGAAGAATTGGAGAACGGGAACATCTACTGCCGCCGAATGGATACAGTTCGACCTCGGCAGCGCGAAGGCGGTAACGTCGTTAATCCTGCTCGATCATACGTTAACGGCTGGCGACACCACGCTTAAGATCGAAGGCAATACGACTGACAACTTCGCCGCTCCAGCTTTTACGCAGGCCGTGACGTGGGCAAGCGGAACACTCTCGCAGGTTTTCGGAAGTCAGTCTTACCGCTACTGGAGGTTCAGCTTTACGAAGTCGGCAGCAGGCCAGACGCGCGACATTGGGCGGTTGTTCCTTGGAACGTATTGCACGACTACGGAGCGACCTGACTATGACGGTTGGAAGCGCGGGCATCAGGATTTATCCATTGTCCAGCGCACCGTCGGCGGTCAACTCTATGCCGAAGCTAGGTCCAGGTATCGCACTGGCCGATTTTCCTTTTCTGGAATATCTAACACTCAAAAAACATCACTGATAACAATCTCAAACAGGGTTGGCTTGCATACGTCATTCTTTCTTCAGATTGACGAAACCGCTTCGAGCGGGGAGTCAAGTGAGATAGTTTACGTGAATTTTAAAGACCTTCCACAATTCGCACTGAGCGGATTCGACTCGGATTTCGTTTGGGATACAACCGCCGAAGTAGAGGAGCAGCTATAATATGGCAACCGATTACCCGACAGCATTAGACAGTTTCACAAATCCGAACGCAAACGACAACCTCGATACGACGGGCGTAGATCACGACGAGCAGCACGCGAACGCCAATGATGCCATAGAGGCGCTTCAAGCCAAGGTCGGCATTAACAGTAGTGCAAACGTGAACTCGATTGATTACAAGCTGGCCAGAGTGGGGTATGAGAAGTTAATACTTCAAAGCGTTGCCTTCAGTCCCGCCGACAGCACGACGTATTATTGGGGCGCTGACATTGGCGCCGGCATGGCGACTGTTCACGACAACGCCCATATCTACATTCCAAGGGCCGGAACTTTAAAGAGTTGGTGGTTTAAGCTTCGGATCACGGGGACACTGGGAACGGCTGAAACCGTCTCGCATTATCTACGCCTCAACGATACGACTGACTTCGGCCAGTCCGACACGACCTACGATGCGGCGACAAGAAATTTAGTGGTTACGGGATTGAGTCAGGCTGTCGCTGCCGGGGATGGAATCGCCGTTAAGGTTGTTACGCCAGCATGGGTAACGAATCCCACGCAGGTAACAATGTTCGGCGGAATCTACATTGAATAAGTGAGTTTCACTTACAACAGTAATATCGGGTATCGCTCCGCTGGGATTCCATACAACGGAACCGAGGGGCAGTTTAATTCTCGCCCATCTTTCGGCGGGGAGTTTATCCGACGTATCCAACTGCCGAACATTCGGAAGGTGTTTCTTATTACGGTGACGGCGGCTCATTGGCCGAAAGAAGTCGAGCGTTTCAATACTGAGCTTTCCGAGCCAGTCGCTACACAGCTTGAAGGCGCCGTTCGGATACCGATGATAAGCGGGGCAAGTTACGATGAGGTTATTCGTAACAGCGGCGAGCTTTCACTTGAAGAAGTCGTAATCGGAAACCCCGGATGGATAAATCATCCGCTAGAAGTATTGGAACCCGGAACATGGGGAACTTACAACGGGTATCTCTACATATTCGACCAAGACTCTGATTTCTTCGCGCGTACCTATTTCGCGAGCATCACTTTCAACTTTTGCTCAGGCAGGGCCAAAAAGTTCAATGATATTTTTTGGGAACCGAGGGTTTTATCCGTTCCGAATATCTCGCTCAGAGTTGACGACCGATGGTCAACGAAGGGCACGCCGTCGCAGCTAGGCGGCGGAAAAGTCACGCTCGCCAACGCTGATAAGTATTTCGATTCCAAAGATATCGAGTCGGTAAACTGGGATGCTGGCCAAGCTCAAATCAGAATCGGGATTGATCTACCAGATCAGGGTGTAGCCGGGGAAATGGACATTGCCAATTACCAACTTATCGGAACCTGGCGCATTGACGGCACGGAACGAACCGACGAACTGTTTACGCTTAATCTCCGCGAGTTAAAGACTAAGCTGGAAAACCTGATTCCGCA